TGCTGGCGCACAGAACGGTGATTTGAATTCCCCCGGTACTTACAACCTGACTGCTGACTCAGACGGTCGTTGGAGTGCAGAACGCTTCCGCGGCCTCATGTATCAGTTAGAGCGCGAAGCAAACAAGGTTGCAAAGGATACTCGTCGTGGTAAGGGTAACTTTGTTATCTGCTCCGCAGACGTTGCCTCAGCACTTGCAATGGGTGGATTCCTTAACATCTCACCCGCACTCAATGTCAACCTAGACGTTGATGACACCGGCAACACATTCGTCGGTACACTCAACGGTAAGATGAAGGTTTACATTGATCCTTACGCTAGAAGTTCCGTTAACTTCGCTTGCGTAGGTTACAGAGGTAGCAATCCTTATGATGCTGGACTCTTCTACTGCCCATACGTCCCACTCCAGATGGTGCGTGCGGTTGGTGAGAACACCTTCCAGCCCAAGATCGGGTTTAAGACTCGATACGGAATGGTTGCAAACCCATTCGCTAAGGGTGCAAGCACTGGTGATGGACTACTTGGTAACGCCGATAACGTCTACTACAGACTATTCGCAATCAACAGCCTCCACGGTAATACTGGTGGACACGCTGGTGGTAACTGATCCAACCTAAAGTGATCTAAGAGAGAGGGGAGTCTTCGGACTCCCCTCTTTTTTTTATATAAATATAATATACTACAAGGAGTAATTTCATGGCTGGATATACTGGAGCAACAGCGGGAATACCTGATGTAACATATGTGTCTAATCCTCGACAACCAGACACGAATAACTATCTTGCAAGTAATTATTTTAAATTTGAATTTACTAGACTTCCTACTGTGACTTATTTCTGTCAGAGAGTAAATCTTCCTTCAATCTCATTTACTAGAGCAGAACAAGGAACTCCGTTTGGGGTATCAGGAAAAGTTCCGGGTGGTAGATATGATTTTGAAGATTTAACCGTATCATTCATTGTTGATGAAGACATGAAAAACTGGATAGAGATTTATGAGTGGATGAGATCATGTGGTAATTTAGATGATATTAATAAACATATTAGTATTCATCATGACAAATATTCAGACGCGAGAATTACAGTTCTCAACAGTGCATATAAAGAGAAGAAGGTAATTAAGATACATCAAGCATTCCCTGTATCTTTGAGTGGAATTGATTTTGATGTAACCCTTCCAGAGACAGAACCAGTAATCGCATCTGCTTCATTCGCATTCACTTATTATGAGATAGAAAATTTATAGTATTTGACTTTGTATAAATTCGTTGTATAATCCACATAAGGAGACTTATACAATGACACTAGATGAAATAAGAAAAATGTCCTCTGTTGATCTTAAGATTGATGAAACTCAACTGGACGGTGAGTCTCTTAAGACTCCTCAGATTCATAACAAATATCTTATAATGTTCACAGATGAAAAATTGATTCTACAAAAAATGGAAAGCGATCTTTCAATTCTAAAAAAGAATAAATGGCTTTACTATACTGGAAAACTAAGTAAAGAAGAGTTGGATACATATGGTTGGGAACCATTTGATTTGAATATTCTGAAAACGGATATTGATAAATTTTTAAGTTCTGATGAGGAAATGATCCTACTACAACATAGAGTTACTTTACAAAAGGAAAAGGTAAACTATCTAGAAAACATCATCAAGATAATAAACAACCGACAATGGTATATTCGTTCTGCGATTGACTGGATTAAGTTTACACAAGGTATATGACAGATTTAAGTATAACACCAATAGATTCTGTTTATATTAAGATAGATTCGGAAAAGGGAATTGCAAAAGAACTTTCCGACTTCTTTACCTTTACTGTACCAAATCACCAATATACTCCCGCATATCGAAATAAATTATGGGATGGACAAATAAGATTATTCAATCTTTATACAAGAACTCTCTATCGAGGTTTAGTAGATTACGTTCACCAGTTTGCGAGGGATAGAAACTATACGATTTCTGACTCAATATCCTCACCCGATAAAATACCATCTTCTCAAATACAACAATTTATTGATTCATTACATTTACATGCTCACGGTAATAAAATCAAACCTTATGATTATCAGATCAAGGCGATTGAACATGCGGTAAATAATGAGAGATGTTTGCTACTGTCTCCAACGGGGAGCGGAAAGTCTATGATCATATATTCTCTTGTTCGTTTATATGATAAACTTCTTTCATCTGAAAAGAAAATATTAATCATTGTCCCAACCACAGGTCTTGTTTCCCAGATGTATAATGACTTTAAAGATTACTCTTCAAAGGACAACTGGGACATAGAAAAAGAATGTCATGTGATATTTTCAGGACAGGATAAAGTAACAGATAAAAGAATAGTAATATCAACATGGCAATCAATATACAAAATGAAGGATGAATATTTTGATTCCTTTGGTGCTGCTTTTGGAGATGAATGTCATTTCTTTAAGTCTAAATCCTTAACCACTCTCATGACTAAATTGAAAGATTGTCCGTATAGAATTGGTACTACAGGAACCTTAGATGGAACACAAACACACAAATTAGTTATTGAAGGCTTGTTTGGTAAAGTGTATAATGTTACTACAACGAAAGAACTTATGGACAGCGATGTTCTTTCGGATTTAAAAATTAATTGTTTGTTACTCAAATATAAAATGGATGATATTCAAGAAGTAAAAAGAGTAACATATCAAGAAGAAATAAAATGGATTGTGGAAAATGAAAGAAGAAATGAATTCATTTCAAATCTAACAAAAAATATAAATGGAAACACATTACTTCTTTTCAATTATGTGGACTCACATGGAAAACCTTTGTATGAATTGATAAAGAAAAAATGTCCAGATAAAAAAGTATTTCTAATACACGGAGGAACAGAGGTAGGATTGCGAGAAGAAATAAGAAAAATAGTAGACTCGGAAGAAAATGCAATTCTAGTTGCATCATATGGAACTTGTTCTACCGGAATCAACATCCGTAATATTCATAATATTGTTTTTGCTTCTCCATCTAAATCAGTAATTCGAGTTCTTCAATCGATAGGAAGAGGACTTCGAAAGTCTTCAAATAAAGACAGCGTTAAATTATACGACATATGTGATGATTTATGTTATAAAAAATACGTCAACCATACATTCAAACACATGAATGAGAGAATAAAGATATATATTAATGAGAAGTTTGATTACGATACAACTAATATACGACTATAGGGGACTGATATGAGTAAGAATGATTCATATAGAATTCTAAAATTGAGAAGCGGTGAGCAACTAATTACCTCAATGAAAGGTCAAAATGGTAGTAAGTATTTGTTAGAACGACCGATGATATTTGAAAGAATGAGCGTCTATGATTCTTATGGACAACCAAAACAAGTTACCGTTTTGAAAGACTGGCTTTCATTTACAAATGAAATACAAACTAAAATTCCAAAAGATCATGTTGCTTCTTTTCTGAAACCAGCACCAGAAGCAATTAATTTGTACGAATATGAAAAAGAAAAACTAGATATTCTTCCACCAAATACAACAATTAAAAAATATCCAATGACTCCTCCACCCTCAAATGGTGACTCTACTCTTGAGGATGATATGAAGATCATGGATTTATTTGACAAATTAACAAGGGCTCAAAAAGGTAAAAATGATGAGGAACCTATTAATTTAAATGATGAGTTTCCAGAAGAAGCCTTCGATTCTCTTGAAGATAAAGAAGAAGATATTACTGATATGAAAAATTTTGTATCAATGACACTGTTCTTCCCACCAGAAGTTTTACTTACCTTGGTGGAAGATGGTATTGTAGACGAGACTGATATCACAGAACTAATACGATACTTGAAGGGAAAAAATTCTCCCAAGTCTCCACCATACACTGGTGATGAAAAAGATCGTCCTGATTTTGGTAATCGCTGGACAGACTGGCCGGTGGACCTTGATGATTATCTAGATGAAGATAATTAGAAGGTATCTTATGTCTGTTGGCACAGATGATTGTAATATAGATTTTAAAAAATGTCAATGTATTTCTTTGAAAAAAACAAAAACGTGATACAATTAGATTAACGAAAAAGGAATACACATTGTGAGTGAAAAACCAAGTGAAAAACCAAAGAAGAAGAAAAAAGTAACAAACAATTATATTGATAATAAAGTATTTTTTGCAGCAATGTCCGAATGGAAAAAGGACATAATAGAAGCGGAAGATAGTGGTGACGATAAACCACCTGTAACCGAGTACATCGGTAAATGCTTTATGGACATTGCAGAGCATCTATCATATAGACCTAATTTTATCAACTACCCATACAGGGAAGAAATGATATCAGATGGTATTGAAAATTGTTTGATGTATGCTCATAATTTTGATCCAGAAAAATCAAAGAATCCTTTTTCATATTTTACTCAAATCATATACTATGCGTTCTTGAGAAGAATTGAAAAAGAAAAGAAACAATCATATATTAAATACAGACTTACAGAAATGTCTGATGATGATAATATTAAAAGATGGTTTAAAGAAAATTATTTCGAAAAGGATCAAGATAAAACACTAGATGGTGCTTTAAAA